TCTGCATCAGGGTCACGTTCTCCAGCAGATACCACCTCTATGTTATCAAAACCGTAGTAACCGTGTCTAGATTTAACTCCGTTATATGTGTTTAATAGTTTTTCAAATTCTTGTACACGGTCAGAACCGACAACCATTACGATTGCACGATGACCTTTATTGTGTAGTTCTACTGCAACTTCGATTGCAGTTCTGGGTTTTGCAGTAATAATATTTTTTGCATATTTCTTGAACATCTTACGCATATACGCAATCTTTTTTGCATATGGTAGTGGATTCTTCTTAGGATCATTAGACTGTGATGCATAGATATACATCTTCGAACCAGCGTTTTTTCCCTGTTGTTTCGCAACTGCTTGAATTAACTTTTCGTGACCAGTTGTAGGTGGATTAAAACGTCCGAAAGTAAATACAGCGGTATCGCCCGCCTTTTCCATTAGTTCTCTAAATTTTTTCATTGTGAATCTCTCATAGAATCTTTTACAGACTTAACTCTCGCCGCTTCCTTACCCTTTAATTCTCTAACCATTTTAGTTGTCATTTTTTGAATCTTGGCACCATATTTAGTATTAATCTGTTGATCTACTTTGACTCTCTGTTGCAAAGACATGTTATCATAATCTTTGTAAAATTTTTCTCTAATTTTTTGGATTACTTTTTTTCTAGCGAGAACTTGTAGTTTTGAAATATCACGAACTCGCATAAGTGATTTTTTCTTCTTTGACTGAAATATAGAAGAACGAGCCATCATTTTCATTTTGACCGCTTTCTTTCTTCTCTGAGATAGAGATAATGTTTTTTCGTATAGATCAGAAAATGTTATCATTTGTCCCATGCCTTTATTGCGGTGAAGTTATTATACGAGAACTCCATACGATCTACGAGTTTAACCGCTCCACCACTTACTCTATCAATAGCAACAAATCCTTCTGGATTAGTCACTTTAAATCCATTTTGGGTCTTAATAAAGGTATCTGTCAATCCCTTAACACTATTTAGTTTCTTAATGATTTGCATCTTCGCATCGACTAATAAATTTTGGAAAGTTATAATCTGAGTAAGATTGTTAGTGTGTTTCTTAACCTCACGTACATATTCTTTCTGCATATCAGTGTATTTCTTTTTACCAGCATCACTCTTGGCCTTATCTATCTGTTTCTGTATAGAATCTGATACCCACTGTTCGTATCCCTTTGCATGAACTCTAGGATTTTTAATAATTTCTCCAGCACGAACTTTAGAGTTATTGTAAGTTTTAAGTGATGCACCAGCAATCGCACCTGTCATACCATTCTGTACAGTAAGAAATTTGCGTAGTCCGTTTGCATTAATTTTCTGAAATGTCTTTCCTACTTTGGACAATATGTCAGTAATTTTTTCTGTCTCTGATTCTGTAAATGTTGCTTTACCTGACACATCTTTATATGTTGCATCATCCATCCACACACTAGATGGTTTACTGAGACTAGAGATATTTGCACCAAATGATGCTTTCATTCCCTGTAAGGTCTTACCTGAGTATGTTGTGTGCCACACTATACCTACTTTTGATCTCTTTATGACACTACCTAGTTTACTATCCACAGGTACAGCGTAAACAATAGTATTAGGCTGAAAAGTATAGTATGAATTACCCTCGATCTTTGTAGTCTCGACATCATCGGTATACATGAGATCACCTTGTAGTACACCTTTGATACCCAACTTAGAAAATTCTGCAAGTGCAACTTTAAATTTTGAATTAAGTGCCCCAGAAAGGTCATCGTCAATCTCCTTGGTTGTTTTGTACAATTTTGGATTGACGTTAAAAACACTCTTCTTCGCAACAAAAAATTTACCATCTTCTGGATCGATACCAGCGAATATCGCCGGAGCTCCATCCCACTTTACAGTCATATTAACAGAACTACGACTGGCGCCTGCCATCATGTCACGAAGGGAACGCAAAAAATTTAATGCAGCTCGACCTCCATCAACACCGTAGTTGAGTATTTCGTCTTCCAAATGTTCAAGGTGTAGATTCTTTCCACCCTTGTCTTCTAGTAATATTTCGTTAAAACTCATCATGGTTTAAAATCTGGATTTGGTACATAATCACACATTATATGTGATGGGTACAATCCTCCTTGTTTATTTCGTATATTGATCTTAAAGATATATAACTTAGTAACCACTTCTATGTCAAGTCTCTTAGCAGAACCCGGCTTTGGGTATAAAATAGTAACACTTTTGACTTTTGCAGAATCCATCATTCGGCGTCTGCTCATCTCGTAAAATTCTACCTTCTTTCCTTTTCTGTGTACCATATAGTAACCATATCCAATACCTGTTACTAATAATTGAAGAAGGGCCCGCATATTTGTATTTCTTGTAGCGTTAACTTTTTGTTTTGCAGACTTCTTAGCACCTTTTTTATATTTGGTAAATATCTCAATAAATTGTTTTTCATCTATACCAAATATATCAAGAATTTTTTTTGCATCTTTATTGGTTATTTTACCTTTTTCAAATTGGTCAGCAGTAAAAATTCTACCCACACCAGCATTAAAAAATGTAACTGTGCCACCAAATTTTAATGATAGGAAATAAGATTTGTCATCTCCCACAACCGTAACATCAGTTACTTTGTGACCAATGTTTAATTCTCTACCGCCAATTAAAGCACCAATATCTGTAAACTCTAGGGGGCGTCTAGTATTAGCAGCGCCTTCTAAAGATACTGTTATTTCCTCATGTTTAGAAAGAATATCTTTATGCATTTCTTTCATAAAATCTGGATACTTAAAATTCTCTGAAGTTTCACCCTCTGCAATGTAAGTTTCTATATCTTTGGTAACTTCTCCCTCAAATGCAAATCCTGTACTTTTAGAACCACGGCCTCCTCTGGAACCTTCTCCTTCTGTTACCTTAAATCCATATTTTTTGGAAAGTGCTGGAAGATTAAAATCATCTGAAACAGACCGTGAAACTTTTACATTTTTAGGAGTAGAGGATTGTAGTGCAATTGGATCAGCCATACCGCTCTTAGAAACTATTTCATCAAACAATCCTTTTAATGATTCTTTATCATGAGGAATTTCGAGTGTATCTATCTCACCGCTAGATTTAGGTATTATATCATATGCCTCAGAGAACTGAGACTTATTATTTAATACTTTTCTGTCCTTCATTTGATGGACATATTTCTGTAGTGACATCCAAGTTCTCCATGTTTATACTATTTATATTATTGTGTCCAGTTATCACGATTCATAAAATGTTTTAATATCTTATTTGTAAGGCCTGGGTGGATTTCCTCAACACCAGTTAATCCAGCATTACTATTTACTTCTAAAAAGTATGGTTTTTCCGTTTCTCTATTTTTTGCTGGTATAAAATCAACACCTATAACTGCACCTTCTACAGTTTGTGCAGCCTTTATACATTGTTCTATTTCTAAATCAGTTAAATCTATTTTTTCTGCTTTAGCACCTAAAGAAACATTACTTCTAAAATCATCAACAATAACTTTTCTCTTCATAGAACCAACAACTTTACCTTGTACAACCATACTTCTAACATCATAATCAGTCTTAATATATTCTTGTATGATAAGTGGCATATTCTTATCAAACAACATAAGCATCTCAACAGTAGCTGCCAAATTTCTCATACTCTCTATAATTACTACACCAACACCAGTTTGTGTGCCTGTGGATGCTTTCAATATTATAGGAAAATCTGTTTTTAATAACTTAAAGGCTCTCTCGTAATCTGCCGAATGAGTTATAGATACTGTGCGTGGTCTATTTAAACCAGCCTTTTGAAACAAAATATCTGTCATGTTTTTACTGGCACACCACTCAAAAGTCTTTAAAGAGTTTATTGAAAAATAACCCTCAAGTTCAAGTTCTTCAATTAGATCAACCCAATTCCTATTTCTTTCTTTATAACTTGAAGGAATTCCAGAATCCCTAGGCATTATTATAGTATTGCTAGGGTCTATTTCTATAGGGGCTTGATAATTACCATCTTTTGAGTCTGCCTTATCAGAATCAATTTTAATATATTCTCCAGTTTTGTCATCAATTTCAAAGGCATGAATAAAAGTTTTTCCATTCTTTCTTTCAAGATATGTACCGACAAAATCAATATGATGAAATGTACATCCTAATTTTTTACATTCTTTTTTTAATAATTCAAGAATTTGCATAGTATTTGGTTCTTTCACATCTCTGCGAATTTCCCCTGTATTATAAAATGCTATTAATTTATACGGTTCATCCTTACCTTCAGTGATGAATTCTTTGAACTTTCCCATTACTACTCTTTCTTTTTCCCTATATTGTATTTGGTTTCCAAAATCCAATCATCTTTTTCCTTAAAGGATAAAACTTTGATTTGACTTAATGGTGCTTGTGGTTCAATATCACCCATGATACTAACCAACCCCCAATCCGATAGGAGTTTTGCAATGGTGTTTCTGCGAGAAATATCATTCTCTGATAGATTGGTATCTTTACCATCTAGTGCAAATAACTCTTTAAAATGCACAATAAAGTACCTACCCTGTTTATGTAATATATGACAGGATTGATATAGTTTACGTTCTTTTCTTGAGCTGACCCCAATACGTGAAAGTGTTTCACGAACCTTTAAGAAATCGTCTGGTTCTGACAAACCGACCTCTAGCATCTGCTCCTGTGTCCAATTATATTCTTCCATTTCTTCCACCCTTATTTAATTTTTGTTTTATGGCAGAAATCTGTTCATCACTTAGTATGTCAAGAGCCGCTTTGGCCTTTTCATTATTATATCCATAGTACTCTTTAACATAATCTAGATTTCTCAATTTCTTCGCCTTCATCCAAGGTGCATATCTTTTTCTTGGCCTCAGACTATTTATTAAAAAATCAAATTGAAGTTTCTTATCTAGGTGGTGTAATTGGTTAATTTCGTTAACTAATTGGATGGTATCAGGAAATGGTGCAAGACACTTATTCACAATATAGGGTGGATACTTCTTAGTCCAATCTTCATCCTCAGAATCAAGAAGAGGTTCTTTACTGTGATTTATCGCATTTAGATAATCTTTTAATTCATAAGTCATCACTTATAAAAATCTAATCGTTCACGATTATTACCATCAAGTTCTGTCTTAAAAACTATAACAGGACGCATCTCATAACACTCTCTTCGTACCTGTTGTGCGCTATGCCATCTCCATGCATCAAATACCAACACCCTATTACCAACATACTGATTAATATATTCTACAGTTTTAGGTGGATGACCATATCGGGGGTCTTGTTCACCATCTGGGTTTTCTTCTTCACCATAGATAATAGTTCCACCTTCCCACTCAATAGGCCAGTGCATAGTTGGATAATATATAATGGTAAATGCTCCATCATCTTTATGCCAGTGTGGTTGCATACCATAAGTATGTGCGTTCATGTACACTCTTACAAAATCCGTGACACCATACAACTCATCAAATTTAAATTTGTGAATTGCAGCGTTCCATATAGGAAGAACAAAATCACATCCTTTGTCTGTTATTTCTTCTACCGTAGTACCACAATTAACATTCCAATGTTTTGTACCATAGTGGGGATTAGACCTAAATCCGTATTTCCATTTTGCCTTCTGCACTTCACCATCAATATATTCTGCAACGTGTGGTTCAACAAAATTATCATAGACATCATAAACCAAATTATCACTCATTTGAATTTGCCTCTCGCCATAATCTCAGTCAGACACGCCAACATATTTATTTCCTGATCTGCGACAAACGCTGACTTGTATTGATACTCACCCAATATAACGACAGCATGAGGTATACTAGACCCATCCATAACATCGTACAGATGATCATAAACATTGCGAAAAATACGTACAGGATCGTTATCAAGATTGTCAACAACCCATTTGCGTACATTTGTGAACTCCTTATTCTTCATCGCTGTCATTAGTTCCTTCATATTTAGTGTGGAAATATTGACCAGAATACCAGCATCTATTTTACCAGAAACAGAATACCTTTGAAGTTCATTTAACACTCGCCTCCAATCAGGAAAGTGATTCATAATAACTTCTGCAACAACTCTTTCATCATAATCTATACGTTGTTCATTCAAAATCGTGATAGTACGAGCATTGAATTTTTCTGCAAGTTCTTGTTTCTCAGAACTGGGAATTGTAAAATCAATTACAGTGCAACGAGAACGTAACGGATCAATGATACGATTCTTGTAATTGCAAGTAAGAATAAAACCACAATTATTATGAAACTCTTCTATGAAACCACGTAAGGCTGGTTGTGTCGATTGGGGATTTAGATAGTCTGCCTCATCTATGATAAGGTATTTGCGACCACCTTCTAGAGAGACAGTAGACGCAAAGTTTTTAATCTTGGTTCTGAGTACATCAATACCAGACTCTTCAGAACCGTTTATCATCATATAAGTTGCACCCAACTCATCCAACATTGCCTTTGCAATTGTAGTTTTACCTACACCAGCAGTACCAGATAAAGTTAGGTTGGGAATCTTACCCTGATTTACAAACTCAGAAAATGTTTTTTTGAGTTCTTTAGGAAGTATGCACGATTCTACATTCTTGGGACGATATTGTTCGACCCACAAAAAAGTTTCCATAATATAAATTCCAATCAAGCATTAGCAGTATAAGAAGACTCTGGTTCTAGTGCAATAAAGTATTCTATATCTTTACTTGAATTTTTAAAACGACTGATATTTTTAGAAGAAACTTCTACATCATATGAGCCAGGAATAATTTTAAGATTTTCAACTTTAAACCAGAACTTATAATCTGCATCATTTTCATCTACATTGAGTTCTGTCTGATAATCATTTGCAGTACTATTTTTCTTATCAGTAACTTTCAACTTACCGTTTTCAAGAACCATATCAGGAGCGCCAATAACTGCCGCTGCTTTTTGTATTTCTGATAGTGTAGTACTAGTGAATGTATATGTAATCTCTTTAGATGGCATAGTGATATCTCTGGAAGGAGTTGTCACAACTGAAGGATCAGAATACCAATACTTCAAAGACTTACCCTTTGAACCTTCTTCTGTGATAACTACAAAGTCATCTTTGAAATCTAATTCTGGTTTTTCAAAAAGAGATAGTGCCGCAAGAAATTCATTGAGATCATAGATCGCAAATTCTCTTGGAAAGTTTTCAGATACATTTGCGTTTGCAATGATGTTTTTCATTGCAGACATTGTAGAAATACTACTGCCTTCTTTGATCATCAAATTTTGATTGATCGTTGAGAAGTTTTTTAAGACTTCTTTAGTTTCATTACTTAGCTTCATCACGTGTCTCCATTTCATTAATATATAAAGCGATAATACCATAGTGTATTACTTTTAGCAAGTCCCTTCTGTCCTTACCGTTCTTTTTTCCATACCGTTGTGCATACTTGAGTATGTTCCCGATACAAAAACCTTCTCCATGACCACCATCTATGATGAACTCTGTTGCTTGAAACTGGTTCTTACTGTAGTGTTCATCATAAGTGGAGTCTATGTAGTCACATAACTCTTTTAGGGCCATGTCTTCATTGTACTTGTAATCTATCTTTAGATTCTTCATACTTTACCTTTGTGTTTAAGGTTGTTGTAGTTTGCACCCTCTAATTCTTCATTAGGAGTAACATTAATATTTGCAGAGAACGTCCTACGTTCACCTTCACCAAAGAAAGGCATAACACCATGACGCAACCAAGATGGAAACAGAATTAAAGTTCCAACTTCTGGTTTAACATATTCCTCTGTAACAGGACGTAACATATTCACATCACGCATACCGTTTGTACCCCATTGAAGATACGTAAATCCATCAACTGCACCAGACGCACCATTGAGTCCAGCAAAGTTTTCAGATGGATTATCAAGTGCTTCAATCTGAGGTGGAACCTTTAGATACAGAATACAGGACAGTCCCATAGAGGTACGTGTACCATGATCATGCATAGGGTTATAGTCACCTTCATAACTATGAATAGTCCACATAGTTTGAATGTCAGTTTCTACATCCATATTGATGGCGTGTTTAACATAGTCTTTACCTAATCGACAAAGAACACTTGCAAATTGTTCACCTACACCATCATCATTGTGAGGGAAGTTCCATTGTGCAGATCGTTCATCACGATTGATTTGACCGACCAATCCCTGAGATTGATCTTTACGAGATGGAATAATAACATCATCAATATGAGAATTCAATTCACCGATAACATCTATAGGGATTTCAGCCCGCATCAAATGAACTGCTAACTTAGGACGCATACTTACCGCCATACCACCAGCGTTACTACCAGAGGGTTCATCTGGAGTTGGAGTTGCAAACCTTGGAACCTCTTCTGATTCTGTTACAGTAACTTTTGATTTTACATCAGAGTTTTTTGAATCCTTTTTAAAAATATCACGTGTTTCACCACCGACAATAATATCTCGTTCTTTATCATTCTGTTTGTTGATAAATTCTTTTCTCAGGATTTGAGAATTTTCAGTTGGTACTGGATTAACTTCTTCTACAGGAACCGACTCTACTGGTGAACCATCTGCATTAACTTCGGTTGCAGTCGCACCATCGACTAAACCGCCTGGCGGTAGATCAAATATTCGAACCATGATATCTCCTTCATTTTATATTATAATAAAGGAAAAGGGACTAAAAGTAAAGTCCCTTTTCCCATTTATTTTAGAAACTACTTCACTTCAATTAGTTTAGGTTTCTTTTCTTCTGGAACAATCTGCTCAAGATCAATTGTGAGCATACCGTTCTCTAGTTTTGCACCGTTGACTACGATGTCATCTGCAAGTGTAAACTTTCGATTAAACTTGCGATAAGAAATCCCACGATGATATGTGAAATCATCTTTGGGTTCTTCTTTCTTGTCTGATCGAACCGATAGAGTACCATCGGCTACTTCCACCTCGATATCGTCCTTACTGAATCCAGCAAGGGCCATTTCGATTGTATATGTATAGTCACCGCCTTTTTGAATGTTGTAGGGTGGAAACCCTGTAGATGTTACGTTGTTATCAACGTATCGATTGAGTTGATCAAACATTCGATCAAATCCTACAGCGTATGGGGTTAGTTGATTAAAATTGTCGATTAGACTAAGTGTATTTCTTACCATTGTTTATCTCCTTAAAAGCAAGATGTTAATAATGACCACCCTTTATGGCATGGTCACTATTATATAGTATAGGAACCAGACAGAAATGTCAAGTTCCTTTACTTTTTTTTAGAAGGCAGGTTCGTCATCAGTAGGAACAGCGTCCTCTGAATATGCCTCTTCTTCTTCACCAGTGACACTGATACCAGCATCAATCTTAGTGTAGAGGTCAGTGAACGATGCTTTAGTATCGTCATCAAAACGTGCGACACAGAGTTCAATCGCTTGCATCTTATCACCAAAGATGGCGAACGCTTTCACGATGTGATCTAGTCGGCGAGTAGAGATAACTTCATCAACTCCACCGTCAAAGAAAGTCTTACGGATCACATCAGCCCAAGTAACTAAGTTCTTTGCGAACTCATCATCGGAAACACCATACTTTTTCATGGCACCTTTAATGATCTTGGTTTCTGTCGCAACCGCTGCATAGGGTTGTTCCATCGTGATCGCAAATCGTTCTAGGAACGCTTCGTTCAGAATGTTAGTTCCGATAAAACGTCCATCCTCTGAACCCTTACCTTTAGTGTTGGCAGTCGCCATCACATTGAACCCATCTTTAGGAGTGATCCACTTATTGATTTTCTTGAGGTAAACACCCTTACCTTCAAGGACAGGTTGCAACGCAAGCAACTTGTTAGAACCAAGGTCACACTCATCAAGAAGTAGAGTACATCCACGTTCCATCGCCTCAATGACAGGGCCAGGAACGAACTTAGTCTCACCGTTTACCAAACGGAAACCACCAAGTAAATCATCCTCATCAGTTTCGATGGTAATGTTCACACGGATCAACTCTTTCTTGAGTTTTGCACAGACCTGTTCGATCATCAAAGTCTTACCGTTACCAGAAAGACCAGTAACAAAGATAGGATAAAACAAACCAGACTTGACAACTTTCTCAATTAGAGCGAAGTTGCCCCAAGGAACAAAACCCTCAAAGAGAGAAGGAACCAAATCCTGTTTCTCCATATTAGTTGCAACCAAATTGACAGACGAAACTGCTTCAGTTGTCTCTGGAGTAGAAACTACAGGAGCAGGAGCGTTCTCACTAGGAAGTGTAAACTGGTTGTAACCAGTTTTACATGCTTTCCAGAACCAAGTAGGTTTTGGAATTCCAAGTTTTTTGGAGACTTCGATACTCTCTGATTTTGAGACAATCGAACCAGCACCAAACATTTCGGTGGCAGTATCAACCCAAAGTTTCTTTCGTGGAGATAAATACATACTATAACTTTCCTTTTTCAATTTTAAAACTATCTTGATTTCTCATCATATATACATGCTATCAGGCGTAGTAACTATTGTCAACAGTGAACTGCATAGTTGATGTCGATTTTTGCATTTTATTGTAAAGTGTGACATTTTTATCACGCCACTAACTTTACAAATCTGTTTAACAATGCTCGACTCTCGATTTTAGATTTCATCGATTTACCAAATGCAGTCTTGAGTTTCGCTTTAGAGGCACCGATCAATTCATCACCTAGACCATCGTTCTCGACTTCAAGAGAATTACCACCAGGCAGAATGTAGTACTCATCATATCCAGCAGATTCTACTGCGAGATACTTTTCCTTGTTGATCTTCTTAACAAGTTCCATAATTTTATCCATTTCAGAATAATGGTCTAATTTGCAGATATTTCGAATAGTGTGTTTATCAACTCGACCAGATTTACCAGAACCAGCGATAAAGAAACCAACCAAGTTCATTTCGTAAACTCGAGCCTTGAACAAATTAAGAAGTGAAGTAGTCAACTCTCGACCTGATATTTCTACAGTCTTATTGGTAACAGGATCAGTGATAATCGTGGTTGTACATCCTCTCCATCCACCAATATCTTTATTAGTCTCACGATGTTCACCAAAGTCTTCAGCACTTTCCTGTGTAACTAACTCGTAATCATAGATGCCAGGCGTACTGTTTGCAGCACCATCAGTTAGAAACACAGTGTTAACTTTCTGAACACCAGTGTCAGATTTGAACTGAGGAACAATATCCATCATCGCAATAATCGCTTCGTTCAGTGGAGTTCCACCCAACTCAAGATTACTTGGTGCAGAATAAGGATAACCGTTTTCGCTCCAATCTCTAAACCTTGCATATCTGTGAGTATACATCAGAAGAGTAACCATCATTTCCATTTCTTCTTTTGCAGTCATGCTACTGGAGAAGAAATTTAACATTTTAAACTCACGACAATTTAGATCACCATATTTAAAACCTTGGGTATCAATAACATCATTGTTATACCGACCTCTACGATTGTAAGCATCAGAAAATGCAAACACTTCAAAAGGAATTCGTGTCTGACGGCAGAACCAAATCAAGTTAAACAACTGTGACAATGTACCTTTAAGGTTATCACACATTGAACCAGACCAATCAAGACACATAACCATACCGTGATTAGTAGCGCCAGGCAACGTAGTCACTTTTTTGAAAAGGTCTTCATTATATTTGTAGGTGTGTAACCGTCCCATGTCGAGAGAACCAGTTTTAGAAACTGCCGCACGTGCATACTGATCTGCGGCCTTCTTCATCTCAAATTCTTTGACCATGTAGGACACAGTTTTTTTAGAATCTAATTTAAGAGTTTCTACCTCATTTACACATCCATCATAATACTTAGAATCTTGTCCAATATAAATTTTGTAGTGATCGCCAAACTCTGGCAATAGAGTAGAATAAGGAACTACGATCTTGTCTAGGGGAAGTTTAGGAATTCGACCATAACTACGATCATTTGCTGCCTTGTCTCGCAACCTATCCATACCATCCTTAGAGGCGGTATCAGTTTTTGCAGTTGGGGCAGAACCTTTACCAGTAGAATCTACTCCACCCTCTGGATCAGAAGGATTTAGTTCATCGTCACCAGACTCAGTGTCGCCATCGTCAGCATTATCATCGTCAGGAGTATCACCCATGCCACCAGAAGTTTCATCATCTACTTCTTCTCCTTTACTGGCACCGTTACCATCTTCGGCATCGTCACCAGACTCAGACTTATCATCAGAAGTCCCACTATCAGAATTTCCATTTTCTTCTCCTTCAGATTTTTCACCAGAGGAAGAACCTTCTCCCTCTTCTCCAATATCTTTCGACTCACCGTTCTCACCATTATTGTGATTGTCAGTCTCAGATTCGTTTTCTTCCATCCACTTATATAACTCTTCAGCGAGATCAAGAACCTCATCTGGAGTTTCAGTTTTTACAGCACGATCAACCCATACCTTTTCTTCTTTAGAAAAAGTAACATCAGAGTTACCTTTGAAGAACAGATTAATTCTATCAATAAGATTGAATGTACCTAAATCGACACCAACAGTACCGAAAAAGTTTTTTGCAATTAACTCAACATAACCACGATTGAAAACACCAATCGAGCCAGGATATTTCACCTTAACTTTTTTCTCAACTCGAACATCTTCTAGAATGTTTACAAAAGAGTGATTGATTTTACGTAGTGCCGCTTTCTCCAACATATCCAGTGGAGTGTGCAAAGCATGACCAATCTCATGACATACCATGAGGTCATAAATGTCTTTGGTCATTTCCTCATCTTTCCAGATAGGAAGACCTAACTCACGACTCTTCGAATTGAAGTATGCAGTCTCCATCTGTTTATGGACAACGTGTACATCTTCTTCTGCAAGCAGTTTCGCAAGTGTCGATTTGTTTTTCATAGGAATGACCTCTTTATTTCTCATCATATATACATGCTACCAGGCACAATAAGAATTGTCAACGTAGAATCGACATATTAGGCCCATTCTATGTCGTTTTTTTATATTTATAGGAAAAGTGTGACATATTTGTCACTACTATCACGCCAGTTTC